TACTCCAAAGCGGTGTGGTCGATTCCTTCGACAACCCTTGAGGAGCAGTGCTTAGCTGCGATACGCCGGTTGGATAAAACAACAAATCCCGGTTATCCTCTTTGTAGGCAATATACTTCCAATGGTCTTCTTCTCGATGCTGTTGGTGAGTCAGGCCTCATAACGATGGTTATGCAACGAATACAAGAGTATTTGAACAGCGGTCCTACCGCTGCAGATCCTATTCGAGTGTTTATTAAGCGTGAGCTCCACTCTCGGAAGAAATTCCAGGCGGGGCGTATGCGTTTGATTTGGAGCATCTCTGTCGTTGATGCGTTGGTAGATCATATACTTTTTGATCCATCACTTCAAGCTGAAGTTACCAACCACAGGGAAATACCGGCACAACCAGGTTTGTCCTTTGCTAACGGCGGGATGATAGGTCTCTATCGTCGTCTCGCAGCTTGCACTGGTCAGTTCGCCGCTGCAGATAAGTCAAATTGGGACTGGACTGTAGCGGGATGGGAATATGATTTCGATAATCAAGCTCGACGCCGTCTTTGCCTTAATTGGCCGACGGTTGAGAATGATTTTGAGAAGTTGTGGAATATGCGGTACATCGCTCTTTCACAGTGTCGAATGATGTTTTCCAACGGTGAATCCTACGCGCAAAATTTCCGTGGAATTATGAAATCGGGCTCCGTGCTCACAATTTCTATGAATTCGCGGTTGCAATTTATGCTTAAATTGTTGTACCTTAAGAGTGTTGGCGTTCTTTATGAACCAGCTAAGCACCTGTTAGTTGCCATGGGCGACGACACTATTGAAAGTGTGACGGGTGTGGATCTGGAAGATTATCAGCGCTATGTCAATTCTCTTGGCCATATATTGAAGCGGTTCGAAAAGCGTCCTACGCCAATCGGGCTTGATTTTTGCTCGCAGGAATACCGTGCTGACCCTAAGTACGGCATAGTGATAGTGTCGAATGCTTGGAAGAAATGTCTTACCAATCTGTGGATTGGCGACCCTCGTGACTTCCAGTATTTGCCGCAAACGCTGCGCTCGTACTGTGAGATGTTTGTTTTTGATGAAGATAAGTACAAGATGCTACATAAGCTTTTGGTCCGGATTGCTCCAGATCAGGCTCGCAGCAGAGAGTATTTTATGTATCATGTTACAGGCAATGAAACCTTCC